CTATCTTGCTTAATAAAGGAGAAACACAATGAATATGTTTTTAAATAATAGCCCAATACCTTATACAATAGGATTTGAAAAACTCTTTGATCAATTAGATGAGTTTATTTATCATAGTAAAAAGTTACCTTCATATCCACCTTATAATATAAAGAGAGATGGAGATAACTTTACTATTGAAATGGCACTTGCTGGTTTTTCTAAAGATGATATTGAAGTAACTGTTACAGAAAATATGTTAACAGTCTCTTCTAATAAAGAAAATTCTAAAAAGGATGAGCTATACAAAGGTATATCTAATAGGAAATTTACTCGTAATTTTTCTATAGCAGATGATATAATTATCAAGAGTGCTAAACTAGAAAATGGATTACTAGTTATTAAACTAGAAAGAGAAATTCCTGAAGAAAAGAAACCAAGGAAAATAAAGATTGGATAAATATAAGCAGACAGCCGAGAAGAGGCTGGGAAATAAAAAATCATACGGACATCATAAAGTTCACCCTGAAGAGCTAGCAAGACAAGCCCATGTCAAGGGTCACTTTGCATCTCAAGAAAGGGAGAACTTCTTTGATGAAGTATATGGTGAGGTTTTAGTCGATTACTTTTTAGAATGGTTAAAGACTGAATCTCATGAAACTAAGACTCGTGAGTTTCTCTACAGTTCTGCTATGGCACTAGGTAGTGTCAAAGAGAAAATGATAGGCTTCGAGATGTATGGTAAAAACATACCGCATATGAAGGAGGACAACACTTAATGTACGAAATAAATTACGAACAATTAATCCAAAACTATAATCAGATGATAAATACACTTGAATATGATTCAATGCGTAGTGGTGGTAAAGCTAAGCTTAATGCAGAAACATTACATCACTTATATGCTATGAAAGAAAAGTATCAATCAAAGATTACACCTGCTAAAAAGGAGGTAAAGAAGAATGGATAAGAATACCGAAGCAACAGTAGACTCTACCCAACCAGATGACTCTACAGCAACGGATAGTCGAACAGAAGAACAACTGCTGGCTGACATTGTGGCAAACTCCGAGTTTACAGAATCTCTACCCGATGAGCAAGACGTTCCTGAGTTAGACACGGAAGAGACTGCGGAAGACCCAGATGCAGAGGAATCCGAAACTGAAGAAGTTGAAGAAGAAGTTGAGACAGAAGAAGAAGAAGCTACAGATGCGGATGATACGTCTACCCAAGAAGCTGAAGTGTACACTCCTGATGACTTAGACTTAGATGCTAAAGTCGCTATTAAAATAGATGGCGAAGAAACTACAGTATCTTTTAGTGACCTTATTAAAGGTTATTCTACTGAACAACATCTTTCTAATGAGGGTCGAAAACTTGGCGAAGCAAGAAAGCAACTAGACGAAGAATACGGAAAAAAGTTTGAAGAAATAAATAATCTTGGACAGGCTTCTTCGGCAGTGCTTTATCGAGAAGAGCAAGCCTTGGCAAAAGAATATCACGATATAGAAGCTCAAATAGAACAAGCTAGAAAAGACGGTGATACGTATGAAGTTAATGAACTAAAAGATAAGCGAGAACAAGCTCAAAAAAATTATTGGAATGCTAGAAATAATAGAGAGCAATTAGTAAAGCAAGTTCAAGCACAAGTTCAAGAACAAACAACTAAGCAATGGAATGAGCAATTAGAAAATTTTCAAAAAGCCATACCAACTCTTATACCTGACTTTAATGAAAAGACAGCTAAAGCTATAAGAGAATTTGCAATAGATGAAGGTATACAACCAGAATTATTAGATACAATCACTAATCCGATTATTGTTAAATTTGTAGATGACTATAGACGATTAAAACAAGGGATAAGTAAAGGCAGTGCTAAAAGAAAAGCAACTGTTGTAAAGAAAGCCCCTGTACGTAAAGCTAAAACTAGATCTCAAAAAGAAGTAGATCAAGAGGCTAGAATTAGACAACGAGCTTTTGCTGAAGATTCTTCTAACGAAGATCAAATGGCGTTTCTTCGAGGACTTGCAGAAAAATCATTAAACTATTAATACCTCGGAGGGTATAACATGACTAACGTATTAGGCGTAAGAGGAACTGGCGGACCACAAGGTCCAGCTAGGGGAACTGGCAAAGATGTCTCACAAAGAGAAGATCTTGCAAATTTTATTACGATGATTACAAGGGATGAAACTCCTTTTATGTCATCAATCGGCAGTGCAAAAGCAACTGCTATCTATCATGAGTGGCAAACAGATAAGCTAGAAGTTCCTGGAAATTCTACTATTGGTGAAGGTACTGATTACATTCAGCCTGCAGCTGGTGGTGGTACTGGATCTCCAGCAGTCGGAAATAAGTTTGCTGAAAGTGGTCCAAACAGAACCAGACTAGGTAACTACACACAAATCAATGGTAAAACTATTGCTGTGTCAGGAACTAGAAGAGCTGTAGATCAAGCTGGTGTTGCAGATGAGTATGCATATCAGTTAAAGAAAAGAGGCACAGAGCTAAGAAGAGACGTTGAGCATGATATAATTCATTCTTTTAACGTATCAGCGGCTGTTGGTGTTCAAAACGCAAACGCAAGAACTGCAGGTGGATACCAAGCATTTATAAACAGTACAGATACTGTTAACTATGTAGGTGAGTGGGCTGCCCCAGCAACTGCAGGTGATGGTACAGGTAAGATTAGATCTTCCTTAACTACAACTGCTGTACCTGCAACTGGTTCATTGTCACTTTCAGAAATTGATTCTGTTATGCAGAAGATTTATGAAGAAGGCGGTAAGGCAACTAAGATCATGATATCACCAAAGTTAAGAAGAGACTTCTCAGACTTAATGATCAGTGATACTGGTGTTGTAAGAAATATAGATGAGAAAGGAAAGCTAAGACAGTCAGTAGACGTATACATGTCAGACTTTGGCGATCTAATGGTTGTACCTAATTATATTATGGGATTAACTAATAACGTTCAATTCCAAAATTCAAACGGTACTCCTGCTGATATTTCAGCAACAACTAACGTTGCTAACTTTTCAGCACTTATTTATGATCCACAGTGGTTCGCTATGGCTTCACTAAGACCTTTAAAAGAGGTTGATGTAGGGCAGAAGGGTGATTCTACTATCGGTATGATGGTCGAAGAGTCAACTCTAGAAGTACGTAACCCATCAGGTTGTGGTGCTATCTACGGTTTAGCTTAACTATTATTTAAGGGAAGTCAAACAATGGCTTCCCTTTTTTTATATAGGAGTATATAATGCCAATAAAAATTAAAAAGAAAAAAATAGGAGATGATTTAGTTTCTGGAACTAAAAAATTTTTTAGTAGTTTGTTTAGTTCATCTAATAAAAAAGTTCCTAATAATAAAAAAAGTCCTATGAGAAAATATGCTGATAATAAAGCTAAAGAGAAAAACAAAATTATTTCTGAACAACAAGCATCAACTAGTTACATTGGTAAAAAAGCCAATGCCACTGTAGATCCTCGAATAGTTAAAAAAGCAAAACCTAAAAAAGGACCAATAGTTACTAAAGAACAGTTAGCTAAATCAGGACTAAGCCTTAGAGATTATATGAATTATAAACAGGGTAAAACAAGGAAAGATGGACCTGTAGTTAAAAAGAAGGTTGCTCCGTCAGCTGCTATGGGCAATACTAAATCTGATAATCGTAAAAGAAATACTACTGTAAAAATGTACGGTGGTGGTAAAATGAAAATGGCTAAAGGTTATAGTGCTGGTGGTCGTATATTTACAGGGAGATAAATATGCCAATAATAATAACACCAATTAATAAAAAGAAAAAAGATAGTATGAGTGAAGAAAAAATTCCAGCCAAAAAAAATATGGGAATGGATTCTATGATGCCTAAAAAGAAAAAGAAAGTACAATACAAAGCCTATGGCGGTAAAATAGGTGATGGCAACTATAAAAGTTGTGGAGCAAACATAGTAAGAACTAAATAAGAGGTATTAAAATGCAATATATAGAACACGTATCAGCGGCAGGGGTCGTTACACATGTTCCTGTTACTAATTGCACCTTTAGAGTTACACAAGCAGCAACTTCGGTTAGCGGCAACAGTGGCACTAAGACAGGTGCAACAAGGAAAGTGACTCACTTTTCTGCATTAGCATCAGGAGGTGTGCCCACAATTCCAGCAGTTGTTTTAGGAACTGGAGTTAAAGCTAGACTAGGTTATTTTAATAACAATGGTCATTTTAACTACATAACAGACGAAAGTGTTGGACCGTAAGGGAGATTGAGG